GCTAATATTGATGTGGTCAAAAAGTATTATGGCTATACGTATGAAAAGGCAAGACAGGCTTTGAGCATACTGGATAGTGAACAGATTAAGAAAATTAAATCGATTATGGAAGTCGGTGGGAGAAAAAAATGAGTGAAAATTTAGAATGGTCGCCAGAGAATATGCTGGAGGTCAAACTGAAAACACCAGATGATTTTCTAAAGGTGAGAGAGACCTTAACGAGAATCGGTGTTGCCAGTCGAAAAGAAAAGAAATTATTTCAATCGTGTCATATTCTACACAAACAAGGTAGATATTTTATAGTACACTTCAAAGAACTTTTTGCCTTAGATGGTAAAAGTGCTAACATATCAGATAATGATATTGAAAGAAGAAATACGATTGCTCAGTTATTATCAGATTGGAATTTAGTTGAAGTAGTTGGTGAGATACAAACAAAAGCACCACTATCACAAATTAAAGTGATTGCATTTAAAGATAAACACGAATGGAATTTAGAACCAAAGTATAACATAGGAAAGAAAAAAGAAGACGAGCAATCAAATGAAAGTACCCAAGTTTAACGAATTTATTGCAGAAGCAAAAGAAGAAGTTACCAATATACAGGTAGCAATCTTAACAAATAAGATTACAAAGAATCCTGTTGTCTTTGGTAATATTCTCAAAAGTGTTTGTGATGAATTAAAAATTGAATGTCATCTTATATCAATCAAAGAAGCTTGGGTTGCTGAAACAGATTTAGATAATCAAACACTGAAAGTTTCCAATGTAGATGGTGAAGGCACAGATGTGGAATTTGATATTTCACGTACAGTAGTTTTCACACGTGCAGGTTCCGTAGAAACGGAAGTTGGACTTGCCTTATTATCATCGTTTGAACGTGCAGGTGCGTTTATGATTAACGACAGAGATGGTATGTTAACTTGTAATAACAAGATGTCATCTTATCTTGCATTTGAAAGAAACAATATTCCTGTACCTAGAACATCAATTGTATCAAACGTTAAAAGTATTCCAGATGCCCACAAACGAATTGGCGGTCAATTTCCTGTTATCATTAAAACAATGACTGGTACACAAGGTATTGGTGTATCTATTGTTAAAGATTTTGAATCAATGGTTTCTGTGATACAATCATTATGGAAGTATGATGCACAGTTAATTATCCAAGAATTTATGAAATTTGATTTTGATGTTCGTACACTTGTTTTAGACGGAAAGATAGTAGGTTCAACAAAAAGAATACGACCTAAAGATGACTTTCGTTCTAATCGACATATGGGTGCTACAACAGAACCATATAAGTTATCAGACAAAGAAAAAGAACAAGTTATTTTAGCATCACGTGCTGTCGGCACAACACTTGTTGGTGTTGACCACATCGTTGTCAATGATGAGATTATGATATTAGAATGTAATGGTTCACCAGGATTTGGTTCTAACTATATGGGTTACAATATTAAAACAGGTAAACCTACAGAAAAAATGAATAACAAAGGTATTATGAAAAATATTATACAATATATTCAGAAACCTAATCGAAGAAAACCATCATTTCAAATTGAAAGTGGATACTTAGAAAGAATTGAAATAGATGGGATTGGTCCTATTCGTGCAAAGTTTGATACAGGTAATGGCACCAAGGCATCGATGTTTGCTGTTGATAAGATGAATATCAATGGTAAAAATGTATCATGGTCATACAAAGGTAAAAAATTTACCAACAAAATTATTGGTGTAAGTAATCCAGAACACATCACTATGAAAGAAGAAAGACCCATTATTGAATTGGATGTAAAGTTTAACAATAGAGTTTATCCAAATGTGCCTTTTGGTTTGACAGACCAAGATGCAAAAAGTACCATACTTGTCAACCGTGACTTATTGACACGCTTTCGAGTGGCAGTAAATCCAAATAGACGATTTGTTCTATCAGACTATATTGAAAAAGAAGACAATAACGATACTTAAAGATTGACTTTTATATCAATGTATGATATAATAGTATTTTATTATGCCTAAAGTGACATTCAAAGACAAAAACAATAATCTTATTGAAACAGTAGAAGTACCAGAAGACACCTCTGTCATGGAAGCTGCAAGATTTCATTCAAAGAACGAACAGATACCTGGCATTGAAGCGATTTGTGGTGGTGGTTCTATTTGTGGTACTTGTCATGTTCATGTCAAAGAAGAATGGATAGATAAAGTGACACCAAAAGATGAAGACGATATTGAACAGGCAGTTTTAGATTACGTAGAAAATTATGATGACAAACAAAGTAGATTGGCATGTCAACTTATTTTATTTGATGAACATGATGGATTGGAAGTAAAAATACCTTGAACGATTTTTATACAAACGTTATACAATATGGTAATGAAATTCTTGTACGTGGTGTACAGAATGGTAAATCATTTGATGATCGTGTTTACTTTCAACCTACCATGTATCATCAATATAAAGATAAAACAAAATACAAATCACTTGATAATAAGTATTTGATTCCTAAAAAGTTTAAATCAATTAAAGATGCCAAAGAGTTTATTGAACGATACAAAGGTCATGAGGGTTTTGCTTATGGTATGGAACGTTTCAACTATCAATATATTTCTGATTACTATCCTGATGACATTGAATATGATCTAAAGAAAATTAAAATCTTTACTATTGATATTGAGGTTGCATGTGAGAATGGTTTTCCAGATCCTGGTGATGCAGATGAAGAAGTTCTTTGTATCACAATTAAGAATCATAACAATGGTAAAATTGTTGTTTGGGGTACAGCTGATTTTAAAACAGACAAATCATATGTTGAATTTATTCGTTGTCAATCTGAAAAACATATGTTGTCTGACTTTCTATCTTTCTGGCAACAAAACTGTCCAGACATTATCACTGGTTGGAATAGTAAACTGTTTGATATGGCATATCTTTGTAATCGTATTATCAACATAATGGGTGAACGTGATGTAAAGAAACTATCACCATGGGGTATTGTACGTAGTGATGATTTAAATATCATGGGTAGAACACATTCACGTTTTAATATTCTTGGTGTATCACAATTAGACTACTTAGATTTGTATAAGAAATTGACAGTTAAAAACCAAGAGAGTTTTAAACTAGATCACATTGCAGAGGTTGAACTTGGTGAAAAGAAAGATGATAACCCATATGAAACATTTAAAGAATGGTATACCAATGACTATCAATCATTTGTTGACTATAATATCCAAGACGTTGAACTAGTTGATCGATTAGAACAGAAACTTAAACTGATTGAACTGTGTATCACCATGGCATACAACGCCAAAGTCAATTATGAAGATATCTTTTCACAAGTTAGAACGTGGGACTGTTTAATCTATAACTATCTTCGAAAGAAAAACATACCTGTACCATTAAAGAAAGATAGTGATTCACAAGAATTAGTTGGTGCCTATGTGAAAGATCCTGAAGTTGGATTACATGAATGGGTTGTTTCGTTTGACTTAAACTCACTATATCCACACTTGATTATGCAATACAATATCTCACCAGAAACGATTGTTAATTCAAAGAATGATTTAGATATTGATAAGTTATTAATAAAGAAATACAATCTATCAAAACTCAAAGACAAAAATATTGCAGTTGCAGCTAATGGTACAATGTATCGAACAGATGCACAAGGTTTCTTACCAGAGATTATTCAAAAAGAATATGATGATCGTGTTAAATATAAAAAGTTAATGATTCAGGCACAACAAGAATATCAAAAGACGAAGAATAAAAAGTTACTTGATGATATTGCCAAGTATCATATTATACAATTCTCAAAAAAGATTTCATTGAACTCAGCTTATGGTGCGATAGGTAATCAATACTTTAGACATTATGATCATCGAATGGCAGAAGCAATTACTACATCTGGTCAATTGTCTATTCGTTGGATTGAAAATAAAATGAATGAGTATCTAAACAAGTTACTTAAAACAAAAGATAAAGATTATATTATTGCTTCTGATACAGATTCAATTTATATTAATATGTCTGGTCTTGTTCACAAGATTGGTAGTAACCTAGACACAACAAAAGTGGTTAAAGCATTAGATAAGTTTTGTGAAGAAAAGATTGAACCTCATATTGATAATTGTTACCAAGAATTGGCAGACTATATGAATGCTTATCAACAAAAGATGCAGATGAAACGAGAAGTAATTGCAGACAAAGGTATTTGGACTGCCAAGAAAAGATACATTCTCAATGTTCATAACTCAGAGGGTGTTCAATATGCAGAACCACAATTAAAGATTATGGGTATTGAGGCAGTCAAAACATCAACACCACAAGTGTGTCGTTCAAAGATTAAAGAAGCACTAAAGATTATTATGACCCAATCAGAAAATGAATTACGAGAATTTGTCAATTCGTTTCGATCTGAATTTGAACATCTATCACCAGAACAGATTGCATTTCCAAGATCAGTCAAAGGTTTAAAGAAATATGCAGATCCTAATTCTATCTTTCGTAAGTCAACACCAATGCATGTCAAAGGTGCTCTGATCTATAATCATATACTCAAAGAAAAACAATTACAAACAAGATTTTCTTATATCAATGAAGGTGATAAAATTAAATATGTTCTATTGAGAAAACCAAATTCACATCAAACTAATGTCATATCATTTATGACAAAACTACCATCACAGTTTAATTTTCATGCATTGATTGATTATGATCAACAGTTTCAGAAATCATTCTTTGAACCATTACGATTTATCTTAGATGCAATTAATTGGCAAGTTGATGCCAGTGGTATGAATACCATAGAAAGTTTCTTTGCCTAATGTTTGATTTTACACCATATTTAAACGAAGACAAATTACCTATAATGAATAACGAACAGTTTGAAGCTGTCACTGAACAATTAGGTAAAGAACAGTTTCGATTAGACTTGGCAGAATATATTGCAACATATCGACCACCATTTCCATTTAAAAATTACACAAGAGAAAGAATGGTTGATAACTTTCTTAAATTAAAATCATTTGATACAACTGTCAATATAACACCTAGAGATAAAATAGAAAAGAAAGTATTTGAAAAGTATGATGATTATAAACATAACTTTGAACAATATGGTCTTGGTTTGATTGATTGTGCCAGTACTTACAATCTATGTTCAAATTATTTCCATGAACAGTTACGTTTAAGATGTCCATGTTATAGTTTTGAGGGTCCTGCTGAAGTATGGGAGAAAGGTACTGCAAAAGATATATGGGGTATTCTTGGTGCCATGTGGCGTGGTATTTCAAGTCGAACATTAGATCCATCAAACTATCTTGGTGCCATACGTCTTGGCACTTATATTGCAACACAATTCAAACCAGTTGTGGCAAAGGCAATTTATGATATGACTGATGCGAAAAGAGTATTAGATACAAGTTGTGGTTGGGGTGATCGACTTGCAGGTTTCTATTCAAGTAATGCAAAAGAATATATTGGTTGTGATCCAAATCCAAATACGTTTGAAGTTTATAAGAAACAGTGTATTGAATATGAAAAGATTTTAGGTAATGGTAATCCAAAAATACAAGAACAGAAAGATATGTTTATCATGGATGGTGAAAAGAAAGTGACTATCTATCGTAGTGGTGCTGAAAATATACCATGGAATGAAATTGATAATATTGATTGTTCATTTACATCACCACCATATTTCTCTACGGAAGAATATAATAAAGGTGGTGAACATG